GTCGAACATCTAAAAGAACCGCTTCAACATCACGGAGGCCATTCCGTTTGACCTTGGCGGGTCTTTCCCCTTTGAACGGTATGTAGCGAAGTAAGGAGAAACGCACATGGAACTGATGGGCTTTAACGCGGCCAATATTGAGCCGAATGCACCGCGCGACCCGATCCCCGCAGGCTGGTATAAGGCTGTGGTGTCTGAGAGCATCGAGAAGCCGACCAAGGCGCAGACGGGCAGCTATCTGCAACTGACGCTGGAAGTGATCGAGGGTGATCACGCTGGGCGCAAGGTGTTTGAACGCCTTAACCTGAAAAACCCCAACGCTCAGGCTGTCGAGATCGCGCAGCGGTCGCTGTCTGGCATCTGCCGCGCCATTGGCGTCATCACCCCGCGCCACTCGCAGGATCTGCATGACAAGCCGATGATGATCAAGGTAAAGGTCACGCCAGAGCGGGACGGTTACGGCGCAGGCAATGAGATTGCCGAATATGCAGAGGTGCAGAAGGGAGCAGCATCGCCTGCATCTGGTGGCGGCGCAACGCCGCCTTGGAAGCGCTAACGTCTGACAATGTTAACGGCCCTGCGGGGCCGTTGATATGGTGAGATGGAGAAGCAGCATGACTATTGGCGAACTGAAGAAGATCGTTGATTCGATCCACGAATTGCACGGGCCAGAGGCCTGGACAACGTTTGTTTATCAGAAGACACCGAAAAGGGTTGGCAACGGTGACATCACGTCATTCCGGGTCACGCTTGGCCTTAACAAACTGATCCACTTCAACGTGGATTGCCCGCATGGGGACGCCGAGTGATGGACCTGACAAAGCACATCACGCCGCCCACAGTGGCAGCCATTTACGCGCATTACGAGGCAAGCCGCAAAGACAAGCACCGCCCGCATCTGGGAGGGTCACAGATCGGCACAGAGTGCGCCCGCGCGCTGTGGTATCAATTTCGGCACATGGACGCGCCAGCATTTGAAGGCCGCACGCTGCGGCTGTTTCAGACGGGTGACAGAGAGGAAAGCAGGCTGGTAGAAAACCTGCGCGCGGTGGGGGTGACGGTCTGGGACCGTGATCCTGACACGGGCAAGCAGATCAGGTTTACCGCTTGCGATGGCCACTTTGCGCTTTCGCTGGATGGGGTTGGCGAAGGCTTTAAGGAAAGCAGCCAGCCGCACACCTTAGAATTCAAGACCATGAATGACAAGAATTTCAAGGTGCTGGAAAAGGACGGTCTTGAAAAAGCCAAGCCGATCTATTGGGCGCAATGCCAGATCGGAATGCACCTGAGCGGGCTGCAACGCTGCGCTTTCATCGCCGTCAACAAGAATGATGACAGCATCTATATGGAGCGGGTGAAGTATGACGCCGCCGTGGGCATCCAGCTTGTGGCCAAGGCAGAGAGCATCATATTTGCGGACAAGCCTCCGGCCAAGCTCAACAATGACCCATCTTTCTTTCTATGCCGGTTTTGTGATTACAAGCACGTCTGCCATGAAGGCAAGCCGCCGCTGGTGAACTGCCGGACATGCGCCCACGCAACGCCGGAGCGGGGCGCTGATGGGGCTTGGGGCTGCGCTAAGGGGTTGCCCATGCAGACGCCATGCAAGGCTCACCTGTTCAACCCATACGCCATGCCTTGGGATGTTCGGGACGCTTCGCCAGACTGGGTTGAATATGTGACAGAAGAGGGCGAAGTGATCAGGAATGAAGGCAACTCGGATGAGATTGCGGCTGGGTGGGTGCCGTTTTGATGAAACTGCAACTGAGAGAATACCAAGTCGCCGCCATCGATGGCCTGTATCAATATTGGGCTGATCGGCGCGGGGATAACCCGATCATTGTCGCCCCGACTGGGGCAGGCAAAAGCCTGATCTTGGCCAAGCTGGTGAGCGATGCGATGGAGTTTCCCGGCACGCGCATCCTGATCCTGACCCACGTTGCCGAACTGCTGAAGCAGGACGCCGCCGAACTGGCGGACATGATACCAGGCATAGACTTCGGCTTTTACAGCGCCAGCATCGGGCAGAAGCGGCTAGACAAGCGCGTGACCTTTGCCGGCATTCAATCGATCTGGGAAAAGGCGCACGACATGATCCCAGCGCCGGATCTGGTGCTGGTGGACGAGGCTCATCTGGTGCCGAAGAACACGACAACGCGCTATGGCAAGTTTCTGGCCGATCTTCGGGTCTGCAATCCCGACGTGAAGGTGGTTGGGCTTACAGCCACGCCATACCGCCTCGACAGCGGCTATTTGCACAAAGGCGAAGGCGCGATATTTGATGGCATAGCCTATGACATCCCAGTGGGGATGCTGATTGATCAGGGCTATCTGTCGCCGGTGGTCAGCAAAGGCGCGAAGGCAAAGATTGACCTGACGAATGTTGGAATGCGCGGCGGTGAATTCATCGAAAGCCAGCTTGCGATAGCTGCCAGCGACCCTGAACTGGTCAAGGCCACGGTGGCCGAGATCGTGGAGTTTGGGGCTGATCGCAAGTCGTGGCTGGTCTTTGCCAGCGGCATCGGACACGCAGAAATGATCAAGGCCGAGATGGCTGTTCATGGCATCGATGCAGAAGTTGTGACGGGCGAGGACGACAGCAAAGAGCGCGCGCGAAAGATTGAGGACTTCAAGAAGCAGCGGCTGCGGTGCCTTATCTCGATTGCCGTCCTGACAACGGGCTTTAACGCGCCTGCGACGGATCTTGTGGCGATGGTAAGGGCCACGGCATCCGCTGGCCTATACGTGCAGATTGTGGGCCGTGGCACGCGCCTGGCGACCGGCAAGACGGATTGCCTGCTGCTGGACTTTGGCGGCAACGTGGAGCGCCACGGCTTCATTGATGCGGTGCGGGTGCGGGACAAGACACAAGGCACCGGCAAAGGTGAAGCCCCAGCCAAGGAATGCCCAGCCTGTCAGGCGCTGGTGCCGACGGGCCTGCGCTATTGCGGGTGCGGGCATAAGTTTCCTGACCCTGAATTGAACCACAGCACGCGCGCATATGATGGGGCTGTGCTGTCCAGCCAGGTGCAAGCTGAATGGGTTGATGTCGAGGATGTGACCTATGCCCGGCACCAGAAGGCCGGAAAGCCGGACAGCCTGAAGGTGACATATCATTATGGCTTGGCCAGCATCAGCGAGTGGCTTTGCCCAGATCACGGCGGATATGCTGCGAGCAAATACAAAGCCCGCATGAGCGCCTTGGGTGCATCGGCACAGACGACTGCGGATGCGCTGATTGAGGCGCCGAAGTTTTGGACCATACCCAGCAAGATCAAGATTAAGCCGCGCGCTGATGATCCGCGCTTTAACGAGATCATCCAGCTAGACTACAGCGAAGGCCGAAAGCCTAAACCAAAGGGCGAGGATCTGTCATGGGACGGCGATATTCCAGAGGTTTATGAATATGACATCCCATTCTGAAAGCGCCGAGCAGATCGGCTTTCTGCGATGGTTTGAAGCCTCGTTTCAGGGGGTGCGGATATTCCACATCCCCAACGGCGGGCATCGGGCCATGACAGTGGCAAAGAAGCTAAAGGAGGAGGGCGTGCGGTCTGGCGTGCCTGATCTTTACGTGCCTGCCTGGCGCTTGTGGATTGAGATGAAGCGCGCAACAGGCGGCAGGCTATCGGCAGAGCAAAAGGATTGGATCGCCTATCTTGAGCAGATTGGCGATGCCGTCATTGTTGCGAAGGGTGCAAAAGATGCGAGCGCGCAGGTCATCACTTTTCTGCAAGCACGGCGCGCACAACATATTGCGTGATCGAAAGCCCGGCAGCCTGAGCCTTGGCAATGACGGCTGCATGTTCTTCCGTGGTCAGTCGGCAGTGGATTGTCTTGTCGCGTTGCATGGTGTCTCCTTGTGTTTTGCCACACAATACGGATGTGTTGAAATATGATCAAGCCGGGCGTGATTGTTTATGCAACAGGCGACTGCCGCGAAGGCATCGAGGATGCGCGCGCATGGCTGCGGGCCAAGCAGCTAAAGCCGGATCAGGTCAGATTGTATCGGGATGATGGAATGGTTCTCGTTGAGGCTTTGGTGCCTGTCGCCATTCGTTAGCCCCCACTCTGGCAGGGGGCGCTCCCACGTTTCCGGCATCCGCTACTAAGAAGGCTACCCCGCCCGTGGCGCACGGATGCAAGCTTGTTGTGACGACGGGCCGTGATACCTACCGCAGAA